GCAACCATCCAGATATAATACCGGCCCTAACCCATGACGCGTCTTTGCCGTAAATTCGTGCCGCAACCATTACCGGAACCGAGCCAGTTGCAAATTCATTTTCATTCATTGGCTGCTACCTCCTTTCAACGGCTATTCTAGGTTAGGAACAGCATTTAGTAAAAACAACCTCGGTGGATATGAGCAAAAAGAAAGAGGCTTTGCTAAGCCCCTGTTCTCATTTTGTTAAACCGTAGTTTCTGTAACCGAATACGCATTACAGTCAATTCCTTTCCGATGTTTTCCTGCTGACGATAATCCTTACTTCTCAAAAGCATATCCTCGAAAAATCGAATTTTATTCAGCAGATGTCTTTCTTCTACACTCATATCGCACCTCCGTAAATATGTATTCTATTCATAAAAGCAGTTGCGATTTATGCGCCTTCCAACGTATCATAGTCATCTCACATGGATAATCTTCATATCCAAAAGTCTCGCAAGTGATCAGTCCCTCTATAACACCGGCTATTATTTCCGATTCGTATTGCTTGTATGGGTAAATATAATCTGGGAGATACCGATGTATACATCCGCATTCGGAGCATTGATACCTCGGAACATTCACCCATTTGCTCACACGACCTTTCGTCCGTACAATTCTTCTAACTTTGTCATAGTATTTCAATTTTCCACCGCAGTCCTGGCAGATTGATGTATTGTTACTGATCATATACCTAACCCTTTCTATCCTAGGTTAAAATATAAAAAATTAGTGTAGGAGTTGACAATTCCTACACTATGATATATGATTACTAACGATAAATCAACAATCCAACATAAAATCTCGGTTCATTATCATGAGGAGGGATTTAATATGCTGATACAATGCCCGGAGTGCGACTTACAGGTAAGCGATAAAGCAAATACCTGTCCGCATTGTGGATACCCGCTGAAACCAGACGCAAAGCCCAAATCGTCTCGTAAACCAAATAAGCGCAGGCGGCTTCCAAACGGTTTCGGTCAAATAAGTGAGATTAAAGGTAGAAATTTAAGGAACCCTTTCCGTGCAATGGTTACGGTTGGAAAGGACAAGAATGGCAAACCAATATGTAAGCCGTTGAAACCGGAGTCATACTTTCCAACATACAATGATGCATACACAGCTCTTGTGGAATTTAATAAGAATCCGTATGACCTGGAACCGTCTATCACAGTCAAGGAACTGTACGACAAATGGACACCGGAATATTTCAAGACTCTGAAGAGCGACGACAGCGCCAGAGCTACTACATCGGCTTGGCAATACTGCTCTGCTGTTTACGATATGCGAGTCATGGATGTTCGAGCAAGGCACATAAAAGGCTGCATGGAAGAAGGTGTTGCTACCGTAAGAGGCCAAGAGCAGACACCAAGCGCATCAATGAAGAATAAGATAAAGACGCTCTTCAATCAGATGCTCGACTATGCTGTTGAATACGAACTTGTAGATCGGAACTATTCGAGAACATTCAAGCTTACAGACGATACCATTAAAGAAATACAGACTGTCAAGAAAGAACACATTCCATTCTCTGATGATGAGATGGCTCTTCTGTGGAAGAATCTCGGACATAAATATGGGATTGAGTTCATGATTATTCAATGCTATTCTGGATGGAGACCCCAGGAGTTAGGTCTGATAGAATTAGCAGATGTTGATTTATCGAACTGGACATTTAAAGGTGGAATTAAAACCGATGCTGGTGAAAACAGAGTTGTACCGATTCATCCTCGGATAAGGGACTTGGTTTCTAAATCGTACGAAGAAGCTAAGCAACTTGGGAGCAAATATCTTTTCAATTATACAGATGAAGACCGCCGCGGTAAGAATACCAAGTTGACATACAATCGGTATAGCAAAATATTCAATCGCATTCGGGACGAGCTTAAACTCAACCCGGATCATAGACCTCACGACGGCAGAAAGCATTTCGTAACCAAATGCAAAGATGCTAAAGTCGATGAATACGCTATCAAATATATGGTCGGACATAAGATTTCAGACATCACAGAAAAGGTGTATACAGCCAGAGAATTCGAATGGCTCAGAACTGAAATAGAAAAAATAAAATGACTTGTATTTGACGCTCAAATATAGGAATAGCGGTATAGGAGTAGTGCAGGAATAATGTATGAATTACCTACATTTTCCCACTTTTTACTACTCTTAACCGCTTCATAATTCCTTGATTTTACTGGATTTTCTCGGTATAGACCACCTAACAAGTTTCTATCTTAATTTTTATCCAGCGCTTTTTATCTTGGATCCGTTCACAGGCTTCCAGCGCATTATCTAGAACGTTTCCAAAAAGTGAAATAATCTCCCTGTCTGAAAACGGAAGGGTTGCAAATACTTCTGTCTCAATCTGCATATCCGTCTCTTTCTCTTTTGCATCTTTCGTCTTTTGATTGAGGATCATATCCAGCATGCGGTTACCCGTCCAGATCTGATAGCTGTCAT